AGAAGCGCCTCGACCTTGCTCGCAACTTCGGCGCCTGCGCCGTCGTGGATTGCGATCAACATGTCGACGAGTTCGTCGCCGTTTGCACCTGGAACGCTGCCCATCGACTTCTCGACGCGTGCGGCGATTTCGGCGCGCTTGGCAACGGCTTCCATCTCGGCGAGTTTTTTCTCAAGCGCTTCGCGCTTTGCGACTTCGGTTTCGAGCGCCTTTGCGACGTCGTCCGCTTTTTCGACTTCGACCGAGGGTTCCTCGGTCTTGACCGGCTCGGTCATGTCTTCCACCTCTTCGGTTTCGCCCTCGTTGCCAAGGGCTTTGTTGATTGCAGCGATAGCTGCGGGGATCTCGTCAAGCGACGAGAGAGAATCGATTTCATCGCGTAGGGATTTCATGACCTCAATCCCGTCGACGGCTTCCGCGAACTCGGCCGCGCTTTGCTGCATAAGCGCAAGTTTCTCGTCCGCGTCAATCTCCGCGCCCTGAATGCTTTCGAGCGATTCGTGTAGCGCCATCATGAGTCGCGCAAGTTGCGCCTGCGCATCTTCTTCCGCCATGATTTGCGACATCGGCCTAGGCGCGCCATAGCCCTCGTCGTAGTTTTTGCCCATCACCCAATCGGCGAAGCGACGAAGCGGCGAGCGCTTGACTATCATCACGTGCGCTTCCTGGTTCGCGCCCTTGTCGACAAGCGAAACTTCGTCAAGTTCAAGTTCAGTCAATTCTGTTGCCATGGCCTAGATCCTATCCGCGCCGATCTGCGCTTGCAAAGGGGGTTGACATTAGTTCCTGATCGCCTTCCCGCCGATCGAGAACATGCGGAAATTTCCCTTTTTCACTTCCGCCCATGTCGAATCATCGTCAATTTTGAAACCTACCCACCACCCGGCACGCTTCTCGATTCCGAGCACCGCCGCCTTCTCCGGGGTCAAAACGAAAGACTCGACTAGACGCCCGATGCCCTCGGTCCTTTGGTGCATCTCGCCCGCCTTGCGGGAATCCAAAACGAACTTGTAAACGGCGCTTTCAAGTTCATCTGGCGCGATGACATCGCCTTGCAAGTCTTCTAGCGGGCTTCCGTCGTCGTTCTCCAATACAGAAGCCCAGCCGAACACCAGGCGCTTGTCATCGTCCAGCTTCGAAACTTCGAACGCTTTCTCGGCACGATCCAAACGGCGCACGATCGCTTTCGCCCACGTGTAGCCTTCATCTCCCCCCCATCCATTCCAGGCTTGCCATCCCTTGCCTTGCTCGGACCACGTCGCGCCCTGCTTATCGACTTCGTGCCGGTCGAAGAACGCCTTCATCCGGCGAACCGTGTCCTCGCTCAGGTTCTCGCGGTTCATGAGTTGACGCGCCCGAGCAATGCCAACTGAAGTCATCCCACGTTGCGATGGGGGTTTCTCGGCTCGCACCTCGAGCGCGCGCTTTGCGTTCGCCGCCATAGCCCCCGTGGGCTTGTATGTTTCCGCTTTTTGCATAACCCACCGCTCCCCCTCTTTGCTGTACCCGGCGTTGCGCACCGCGCCCCAAGCAATCGACGCTAGGCGCCCCTCGTCCTCTTCGCCATACTTTGACGCGGCACTATTAAACGCGCGCATCCAAATCCGTTGTGCGTCGTCTGGTAGCGCATCGCGGACCGGCTTCGGTATCTCGGATGTTCTTTGGTAGGGCATAGCGTCAATCCTCAAAAACTAGACCGATGGTACATCGGCACGAAGGGTGAAGCGGAGGCCGCTCGCTGCGCCCGATTCCGGTGTCGGGGAAGAGGTCGTTCACGCCGACGACGGTCCCGTGAAGCTCGGAGCAAAAAGGACAAGTCCGCGCGGAGCCGAACCCGGCGATCCATTCTTTTTTAGAGTCGCTCGGAATCCACTGATTATCCTGCGCAATCTTCCACGAATCGAGGGTGCCTTGGTTGGACGCTGAGACGATTTCAGTTCGCGCGATATTCTCTCCTCGGCGTCGAAGCAACTTGTCATGATACTTTGACGCCGCTTTGTTTGCCTCGCCCTCGGAAACACCGCTCGCGAGAAGTTCGCTGTACCGCCGATCGACGGCCGAAGCCCATCGGTCGAACAAACCGACGGTGTTCCCGATACGGGTTCGGATAGCGCGAGGCGGTTCACCGTTGCGAATCGCTCGGTCCAGAATAATCTTTACCGCTTCTCGGGTCTCGTCCGTTATCTGCACGATCAAGCGAGAAGAACGCTCGCGAATATAGACTCGGCTGTATGGGTTCTCGACGGTGAACGCCGTCGTGAACAGCGTCGAGGTTGACGTCGCCACCCGGCCGCGCAAGTCACGGAACGAACGCTCGCCCGCTTCGGTCATTACCGACTTCGTCGTTTCTTCCCATTCGGTTTGGAACGCCCCGAATGATTCTTGCCAGGGTAGACGGAGAATCGCCTGATATGCCTGCTCCGCCGTTCGCGGGTCGAGCGAGTCCCAAGCGCCGACGAGTTCATTCGATGCGGTCTTGAACGCGCCCGCAAGTCGTCGCCCGAATCGAACCTCATTGGCGTCGCCGTAGAAGTCTTCGGTATCGATCGCCTTGTTGACGCAACAAACCTTACCCATCGGCGATGTCCTCTTGATCTTCCGCCTCGGGTAGCCCCGCTTGTTCGCGCACGTAGTTTTCCAGGGTGCGATCTGGAACCACGACGGCCGCGCTCGCGGTCTTCTGCAAGAAGTCTCCGAGTTCCGCAAGTCGAGGACGAGAGACCGGGCCAAACGAAAAGCGGGGATAATCCACGCGGTCCATTTGCCCGTTTAGTCTCATGAGGCGAGGGATAGCAAAGTCGTTTATCGGTGCGGCGATTCGTTCGAGAAGCGCCGTGATCGACTTCTCGAACATTTCGAGTTTCACCTCGCCGAGCGCCCCGCCTAGGCCCTGCGAGCCATCGACACCGAGAAACATTACTTCCGCCAAAAGCGGCATTGCCATTCGGGATTCGTATCGTCGAATCACGTCGTCGGTGTCGATGGAATGCGAACCGGGCGACGCCATAAGTTCGAAGTCATAGCCGGTTTCTTGCCCTGCGTAAGTCTTCGCGGGCAACATCATGAACGCGCGCTCGTCGCGCCGGATTTGTTGGCCTAGTTTCTCTAGGTCAGAACGAATCGCCGCTTCCCGGGTGCCGGTCGCCGAGGCCATGACGGAAGGCGGAACGCGGAGAACGGGAAGCCCCGTCATATCTCGTTCGATTCCGATCGCCTCAATCTCTCTGAGATTCTTCGCGTAATGGTACGACGTGAACGAGTTGCGCAACATCGAGCGCCCCTCGGGGTTGCCGTTGATCGTCTCGGTGCGGAAAAGCAAACACTTCTCAATCGGCAAGAATACTTCGCCGCCGTTCATTTGGATTTGGTAGGCGCCCTTTACGCCTCCGTCATCGTCGAACTTCCACCGCTGGATCGTCTCCGCTGGACGCGGTCCCCACTTGCGCCAACCGACTTTCCCGTCGTCGTAATCACTGTTTCGGCGCGGGTCCTGGTTGTCGCCATCGCGCAACTTGTAGACGATCTCGATGTAGGCGAAACCGAAGACGATAATCGAGCGCATTATCTCGGAAAGCGTATCGTCGAAACTTGACGACATGTCGTCCAGGCATTGCGAAATGAATTCCATATTCGCCGCGCCCGCCGCGCTTTCGGCGTCGTTGCGAACGTGCACCTCGGTTTGACGCACGAAAGTCGATATCGCTTGGATGATGGTCCCGACGATGGGGTCGTTGTCCGCCATCTCCCGAAGAAGTTTCTTACCGCGCTCGCCGCGAAGCGCGCGATGAAATTCATCGTCCAGCGATCCGCCGTGTTGCTTGAGTCCGGTCCATCCAAGGATATCGAGGTCTGGTGCGCGTCTAGGTGCCATGATTCGGGATCCTTGCAAGCGAACGCATAAAAGACAAGACGTGTCAACGCCAACGAGACGCAGACGTATCTGTATGGAAGGCGAGCGCCATCTCGGCCGCTTGGTTCAACCGGGCGAGCGCTTGCGTAGCGGCGTCGACATCGTCGTCATTCGGCGCCCGGGGGAATCGGACTAGCTCCGCGACTACCTCGCTCGTCCAGGGT